TTCCGTCGTCATCAGGAGCGACACCTTCGTCAATCTCATCCACACGCACGCCACCGATTTCCATTTCCTCGATAGTAGGGTAGATTTCAATAACTCCATTCGTCTTATCATCAGTATCAAAGAACTGCGATGCCGAACGGAGTCCAATCTCCTCTATATTGAGAGAATCGATGTATGGTCTATATGGATCAGTAGAGAATTTATGCAGTTTCCCGGTTGGATTCACATACTTCTTTTCCTGTTCTGTAAGAGAGTCGTAGAAATCACTCAGAGATACGTGAGGAAATCCTGGCAGCATAAGCCTGTTGATGGACATATTATTCGGAAGATTCTCTGCATACTCCTTCATCGATGAAGGAACAACCTTCTTGTTGAGACCGGACGTGATATACATCTTCGTGTTTCCGGCATTGACCTGAGCGATGAATGCGTCGAGTTTCTCCTTTGATTCCTCATCTCCGCTATCTACCTGTCCTCCCTTTAACTCGGAGTAGAACCTGCATTTGCCAGAGCTGCCAGACTGTGTTACATAACCGGTAATTGTAGTCTGAAAATCGAACGTTACCTGAAGGACCCATTCAAAAGACTGTTCCTGAGACTCTCCGGAAACGACGTACTTTCTCTTATTCTTGAAATATGTCTCGATATAATCGACATCCAGTTCAAGCTCTACATTTGTGCTAGCTGTAACCACTTTCGTGATATTCGCCACGTACTTGACACCGAGGTCCGCATAGTAATGAGAAGGAAGATTCTTCTCCGAACCATAAGCTCTCAGTCTCGTAATGACACTCTGATCAGAATCTGCGTTCTGCACAATCTCGTAGAGTCCATTTCCGATACCATAAGAGAAGATATGCCCAGCCTCAATTCCTGTAGTACCGACATAGATGTTTCTTCCTCTGACGATGAAGTTTATGTCCCACTTCTCGTTCACAAGCGCAAGGGCCTGCCAACAGGTCTGTGAATCCACTGTAATGGACATCGATTCGATGACGTTATCGTCGGTTTTCTCACCATAAACCGACAACCACTCACTTTCAAGGGCTCCACGCTGAACGGAACGGTCCTTGTTTCGGGAGTAAATCTTCCAAAGACCTGCACCAATCTGCTCGTCGAGGTTCGCCTGGATCCTGTCGAGCAAATCGTCCAGAGTCTGTACGTAGAATGGGAATTTCGGTAGGGAAGTGTAGTGAAGTTCGTTGTCGTTCAATACCACATCGAGAAATTCAGCCCTAGCAAGCTCATCCTGCAATGCGTTGAACTTCACGCTGTCATATACGAAGCCCTCTCCGTATGTGTCGGGTCTGGCCTGCTTGTCTTTGCCCGGCTCGTAGTTGAGCTCGAATCGCTCGCCACGATAGACAATATAGTCTCCTATCTGAAAGTTGATAGGCACTTCATGCTTGAAATTGATAGTCACGAAGCACTCACCCATCCAAGAATCGGAGTATTCCAATCCATGAACGGTTATCTGCTCTCCGTTAACGTCTGTCAGCTTCGAGCCATCCTTATGATAAATATTCCAAGTACTCATGTGTCTGTGTTATCCTAAATTTAAAATCCTGCCCTGTGCGTCCATAATTGGCTTGATGTCAGTAACAGGGTCGTTAATCTTGAAAGTAATAGAGAGGACCAGTAAGTCCTCGCTGCCCGGATATCTGTATAGGTCCGGATCAATGCTCTTCAGTCTCACGTGCTGCCTTCCTATCTTGTTGAAGTCGCAGTACATTTTCATCATACCAGACTTACGGAGATAGTCAATGAAAGCCTTACACTTCTCGTTTGCGCCGAAGGCATCCCCCTTGAACAGGAACTTGACCTTGTTCTCGTATGCCGCCATATAGAGACCATCCTTACCAATGTACTCGTCGTCACCATGCTCGTCGTGCCATTCCCTCTTTATGGGTTCCTTGACGGCATCGCAAGGTTTGAACGGACTCTCGCTAACGTACATACCGAAGTCGGCGATGGAGTCCTTCACCTCGTTCCCATCGCCTTCCTTCTGCATGTATATCCTGAAATAATCTTTCATACCTTAAATCAACTTTTTATAATTGCAAATATACAAAAAATAGAATAAATATGCAAGTAATATGCGCATAAATATGCATTAATTGAACTTAAAGTCGTGTCTATCCCTAACATTGACTGGTCCAATAGCTTTCACGACTGTTCCTCCGTATTGGTAGACGAAGCACTTTGCGGTATCTTCACATTCAACATGAAGCTCTGCATCATCTAACAGATTGACAAACACCCTGGAGAATCCCTTAACCTTCAGGTAAAGTGAAGAGTTGTGCCTTACGTATATCTCTCCACTGTCCATCCAGTCATAGTTGATGCTTGCCACACACTCTCCATTGAGGATGACAATCTTCGGGTTTTGCAGGTCAACGTTCTCGTCAACATACACACCATGATCATGAATGACATCACCAAAGTACTTCTTCATATCTTTGGTCGAAGGCCAGTTCTTTCCGATACAGAAGTCAATACCCTTAACAAACTTCTCGACCATCTCATGCTTGGATGAGTTGTCGTGCCACTCGGCGGTCCACTGAGCGCAAAGACCCAGTGAAACCGCCTCGTTTTTCATTCTGTCTGATAAATTTCTTTTTTCAAACATAATTATTTCATTTTTAAAGATTTCGTACCATTGATAACTCTGTTGAAGTTATCGTTATACTCAATGAAAATTTTCTCGATTCTCTCTGCTGCATCTGCATTGCGCAAGGTATTCCGAGCAATAAGGTTGAGCTGCGTGAGCTGAGATTTTGAAATCTCGCTCATCTCAGGAAGGAACTTGCCCTGCATTTCCCTAATTACAGAGACATCAAGTCTAATCGCGTTAAGATAGGATGCAAAAAGATCACCTGTCTCCTCGGTAATGCCTTTTATCGAGTTGGTCAAAGAGGAACTTCCGTTTTCTCTCAAATCAAGTCCCTTTTCCTTTAGAGCATCGAAGATACCGGTTAACTGAGGAACTACATTTTCGCCAACTTGGTAGAGCTTGTCTGCGAAATCATTCATGTCAGTCTCATCAAGTTTACCCTTTTTATCAAGGATTCCCGTAAGCCATTCGAGAGGTTTTTCAAGTGCTTTCTCCATGATTTTCTGAGATACAATATTCTTCGTAACTTCGCGAACCATTTCCTTGACCTTATTCTTGTAAGCCTCAACCGCATCTTCCCCCTTAGTCCATGCGCTCACAACAGTATCAGTCAGCTGATTTCCCCAGCTCTTCATATCGATAGAGTAAACGTCTTTCAGGAAGTCCTGAGCGAACGTCTTAATCTGCAACTGCATCTCCTTGATTTGCTGATCGTAGTCGGTAATCTTATCCTTGTCCGTCTTTTTCTTATCCTCCTCAGCTTGTCTCTGCTTTCTCAACTCGTCTTCCTGAGCGTGGAGTAGGGCGAGCTGATCTGCGTATGCGGAAGGATTCGTCTCTGTCTTCATCACAGCATCATAGGTCTCCTTGCTGTAGTGACTCAAGTTCTTGCCACCGAAGAAATCCTTGCCCGTATCAGTCTTAGAAAAAGCATCCCAAGCCTTATAGTCATTCTTGACATCGTTGAGCTTTTTAGTCGTATCTGAAGATCTCTCGTAAGAATAGATTCCACCGAGCGTCTTTTCGATAACAGAACTGATATTGCTAGATAGGTTCTTCAATTCATTCAGCTGTCTCTCTGCAAGCTTTATCTGTCTGTCGAGCTTGGCATCATGAGCCTTTGCAAACGCCTTGATAGGTGAGGTAAATATGCCGGTGACACCGGCAAGGATTCCACCTACGTTGCCGGACTCTGCGCTTGTTACCACCTTTGACAGTGAACTTGACATGCCGGAGAATGTCTCGAAGAAGGCAGAAGCGTCCTGCCATCCGTCAGACTCGGTATCAACGCCGAGAAGAGAAGCTGTTTCCTTGATGTCATTGAACGCTTCGAACATTCCCTGTACATTCTGGTCGATAATGCTTACTACGTTAGCAAACTTATCAAGAGATTCTTTCGCCTTTGTTCCATCCTTAAACAGAATCTCAGCAGCCTTCATCATAGCCTTTCCACTGGCAATCATACTATCACCGCGCTTGACGAAGTTTTCGTCTCCCATTTTGAGACCAAGTTCACGAACCTTCTTGCCTTCAGCAATTTTACTTGCTGCGAGGGTCATCTGCTCGCTGGCATCAGAAATCTTCTGCTCAGCCATTCCCTTTAGACCTCCATTGAGAAAAGTCTTCTTTGGACTCGTCAGCTTCGACAACTGCTCATCAAGCTGCTTGATTTCCTTGGCATACTCTCTCGCATCGATAGCTCCGTTTTGTAGAGCCTCGTTGATATTCTGCCTTATTCTTGCTCCGATAGCCTGAGCCTTATCCATACCGAGAGAGACGATGGCTCCGTAGAAGTTGAGATAATCAGAAGAGTTCTTGAACTTGTCAAGTTTAACCTGACCAATCTCCTTGTCTCTCTGAATCTCATATCTCGCCTTGATACCAGGATCATTCGTCTTGCTGATAAGTTCGTTGTATCTTTCCCTTATCTTCAAGATTTTATCCTCATAATCTTCTGTCTTCTCGATAATGTCGGCGGCATCCTGTAACGACTTGACGTAATTACCACGGAGGAGTTCTGTAATCTTCTTCCACTCTTCGTACTGATTTGGGAGCTTAAGCTTTGCTTTAGCTTCACCATCCGTCATTCCGAGAGAGTTCTGAAGGTTAAATACTTCATGGTAGTGAGCGTAATACTCGTCCATAAGAGATTTGGTTTTATCATCCATCTGGAATGCGTCAACCCATGCGGACTCAGCAAAGAACTTGCTGCCTGTCTTTTCGAGAAGACTCTTGTACAAATCCCAACGTTCTGACAGCTTGTTCATGGACTCATTGAAGTCAGCTGCCTTTCTCTCGTACTCCTTCTTGTCCTTCTCGTCGAAGAGCCACTCTGCAACCTCGCGATAGATAGAAGTCTGGAACTTCTTTCTCTCGGTGGTGTTTATACTGAATCCTTCAAGGAGAGAATTGACAGCCTTCTGATAGTCGTCAAGATTAAGACCGGTAACCTCTGGGAAGAGATTGTAAGTCTTCTTCTTTGCCTCTTCATCAGACATTATGCTCTTGTACTTCTGGTACATCTGCCTTGCAGACTTAAGACTGCTTAGACGCTCCTGTAAACGCTTGAGCTCTATATCTTCTTTACGACCTGAATTCCCGTGTCTTCCCTTCGGAACCTTATTGGACTTTTTGTCTTGTGGATAGAATTTGTAGCCGAGACCTTCCCATGCCGCCTGATTCAAGCTATTGTAGCTTTCCCAAGCCTCATCTCGAAGTGCCTTAGATATCTTGCCGCGTTTGAACTTGTTATCGCGGTTCTTATACTCGTTGTACCTGTTCTGCAACTCTGTTTGCAGGTTATTATCCGTATTATAGTCGGAAGTTTCATCGAGGTAAGAGTCGAGCATCGCTGCCTGTGATTCTACCTTCGCTTTGCTCTTTCCTTTCTTTGATAGATTTCTGCGCACTCGTTGCTGCATAGGTGTCTTTGGTTTTTCCGTCTTACCACCACCAGCTTTCTTTGGCTGCTTTGCTCCGGCCTCCTGATAGAAGATAGACTTCAAGTACTCCCGAATCTGAGGAGCATTCACCTTGCACGCATCGAGCATTCTTTCTATCATGCTCGCAAAGCGCGAAGAATTCCTGTTGCACCACTTCGAGAAATCTGCGCCGAACAGATTAAATGACTTCTTAAGGAAGCTAATTATTCTAGGAATATTTTTCTTGGCGATATCATTTATCTGATCACTAACCTTGTTGGCCCTTATTCCTATTTTATAAATGCTATTTGCAATATCATTGCTTCCGTTACTTGACTTCAAAACGAAAGAATCCCAGTTTGCACCTCCTCTTTCTGCAAGAATACGAATCTTCTCGTCGAGAGACATGGCTCTTTCCTCTGGCTTTAGGAACTGATTAGCAACGCTATCCATTCTCGACTTTGTATCTTCGTCAAGTCCAGATAAAAGCGTCTGGTACTTGATAACCGCCTTGTTGAGGTCTTCGACAGCATCTTCTATCGTGTCTGCAAAAGAATTATCGGAACCCCAACCGCCTGAAGCTCCAAGCGCTCCTGCAACTACATCCGAGTCGTTTGCTTCCTGCTGTGAGTTATCACGAGCGGCAACTATTCCCTTATTGAGAATATCATACTGCTCGTTAAGATTCTTCGCCCTTGTAATCTGATCTTCTATTGTCTGTGTGTAATCTCCGCTGTTTCGAAGGAGCTCTTTCATTGAGTTTACTCGCTGTTGTAAGTCCGCGCTGTTTGCCGGCTTCTCATTTGCGAGCTCATCCTCGTAGCTTTTCTTTTTGTTGTATGCAGAATCCCTGAATCCCTTCGCATTCTCGGAAATTCTATCCATATCACTGCTATAGCTGGAGAATATCTGAACAGCTGCCCCGATAGCAAGTCCCCACCATCCGCCAAGCATCGTAAAGAGAGACTTGATTCCTCCACCTATCTTAGCGATACCCATATTCATTACGGCGGCAAATCGTGTTCCTCCGAGTATAATCTGCTCCTGTCTTGCTGTAATCTGTCCCATCACAGCAAGCTGACTAACAAGCTCTCTGGTTATAAGACCTTCCTTGACCGCTTTTTGCATTTGAAGAACAGACATCTTCCCTTCAAGTGCAAGACGAGACATAGCATTCGCTCTTGAAGCGGTATCAGACAGCAAGTATGCCCTTGCCTGTACATTCTGCAACGCCTTCTGTTGAGTAATCTTACCTTCTGTGACAAGTTGCTGCTGTTCGATAGCGTAAGTCCTCAGCTGAGCGTTCATCTGCTGAGTGTAGTTCTTGTTTATTGAACCTAACCCGATCTTACCGGAAGCCATCAGTCCGAGTTTCCTTGCAGCAAATATAGCTCCGAAAGAAAGCATAGCAGGGGATAGTTTATCAAGAGCTAATACTAAGTCTGTTACTCGGTTGATAATAAATGAGAACGTACCGCCTATGACATTCTTTCCTTCTGCAAATTTACCGAGCATAATATCCCACGCGTCGATAAGCTTATTCCAGCGACCAAGCAGTGTTTCGGACAACACGAGCTGCATATTGTAGAACTGGCCACCCTCATCAGTCATTTTCCACAGTACCTTCTGAACATCCTCGAAGCTTACCTGCCTTCCAGATATCATCTTCTTAACGTCCGCCTGGGTATAGTTCTTGCGGCCATTCTTTCCTTCTGAGTTGTAAAGTTCGGTTATCTTCTGCAAGAGTGGAAGTCCGGCGTAAGCAAACTGGCGCAACTCCTTACCATCGAGCCAAGAACGAGCCTTTACCTGGCCAAATGCAAGACCCAATCGACCGAAGTCTACGCCAAGACCAGATGCTATATCCGCAAGTCGCTTTGTGGTATCATACAAGTCATTCGCCTCAACTCCGAATGCAGCCAACTGCTTGACATCTCGATTCAGTTCTCCAAACTTGAATGGAGACTGCAACGCAAGCTGCTGTGTCTGAGCGAATAATTCGTCAGCCTTCTGCACGTCGCCAAGTATGGAGCGCAACGCAACATGCTGCTGAACAATCTCGCCGCCAGTCTGTACGATTGAATTAAAGAATTGCTGTGCGCCAAAGACAATACCTCCCTGCAAGAAGAGGGATTTGATGTCTCCTACTATGGATTGCATCTTCTTCGCTTCAGCGTTTGCTCCGGCGAATGCTGCTGCAAGGTCGTTTCGTGCCCTTGCAGCAGACTGAGCAATTTCCTGCTGACGCTTCTGTTCAAGCTCAACACCTCTTTGAACTTCTCGGTTTATTGCCTTCTGGTCTTGAAGAACCCTTGATGCCAATGTGGTATCGTGACCGCTACCGATATTGCCAAGCAAACCGAGGCTATCCTTCCAGTTTTCTGAATTAAGTCTTCCCTTAATATTTATAAGGGCTCTCATTAAAGAAAGGAGCCTGCTAATCTCAGCTTCTGCTTTGCTAACATCTGCTCCGACAGAAATTCCTCGGCTGTATTCAGAGCGAAGCTGGCGAACCTTATTGCCGAGAGAATCATATCTACGCTCCGTGTTCTTCAACTCATTCTGGCGTTGCCTCTCTGCCTCTTTTGCCTCGCGTGTTGCGTCCTTTATAACCTTTGCATAAGTCTTTGCTTCATCTATAGCATTAAGATACCCGGAACTCTTTACGACATCAGTTGCTGTGAGTCCTGTGATAGGATGAATACCTCTGTTATTCCTAATCTGTTCTAACTCAGTCCTGTATTTAGACAGCTCTGACAACGACTGACGTATGTTGTTCGTTGAATCGACTCCAAACATCTGTATGCCTTCACCATGGCGTTTATTGATTTCGTCAATAATAGAAGATAACTTATAAAGTTCTCTCTCTGCCTTGTTTGCCTCAGTTGAAACACTGTTAGGGAATATGTTGAATCCAGTACCTTCCTTAGACACCTCTCCTAGTATGCGGCCTATTTTGTATAACCCGTCCTGGACAGACTCCAACTGCTGGAGTTTTTTCGAACTAAAGAAATCTTCGCTTGAAAATACGCCAATGTTACGACGTAATTCTTTAACGAAGTTGTTTAGCTTTTCAAAACTACGACCTCCCTTATCTCCAATACCTTTTGTTGCTTCGGATATTGCTTCCAAAGCATTCTGTGCCTGCTTACCAGTAGCATCAATCTTATTTAATTCTTTGGTAATCTTTTTGGTTTCCTCTTCAATTCTCGATTTAAGAGTGAGCGAGAAACTAAGGTCTCCCATATTTCCACCTGCCATATCCTGAATATTTTTAAATTAGAGTTTATTGTTTAAGTAATCTGGAAGACTTATCTTCTTGCCAACAAGACTTCCTTCTTTCTTCTTTTTCTCCATCCATCTGTCGTAGAGGTCATCCATCTCCTTCTTGGTATGCTTCTTTGGGCCGCCTTCCTTCTTGGTCTTTGGATAGACGACAAGAGGCTGGTCTGCTACCATGAGGTCAATCTGCGCCGATGAATAGCCCCACCAGTAGTCGTAGGCCGCGATGAAGTACTTACGCTGAAAGAGGAAGCTGAACTTCTCAGCTAGTGAGAAGGCTGCTCCCCAGCTGGTTCTGCTTGGATAGCTTTTACTTCGCTCCTCGTCATCGTCATCATCACGTCCGTCATCCCGGTCGCTAATATGGTAGCCAGTGAGAATGCGTTCGATGGAATTTTTTTTTTAGAAACATCGAGAACTCTCAGAACCTCGGCCACATCCACATCATTGATGTAGTAGAGCCAGCGCCAGTAGATCCAATACAGGAATCGTATCTTCCAGATGTTGTTGAGAAGAATGCAGACACAAATCTTGACGTTGCGCTTCCATTCGTTCTTCTCCTTTGCCCGGATATGGGAACACCTGCTCATGGTTCCCTTGCGAAGCCAGCCGAGCTTGTGCTTCTTTCCTCTGAACACGAACTCGGTAGGCTCGTCGTGCAGTACGCTGTCGAGTAACTCCTGCAAGTCCACTGAAGGCTGCTCAATTTTCTTTTCTTCTGCCATGATTGTATGCTATTAAATGAAGAAGGGCGGCACGGCTGTTGATTAGCCTGCCGCCCAACGGTTTGTTATCCTGAATCTAATTACCTAAAGAAGCCTTACACGTCGCCAGTTGTTGTGCCCTTAGTAAGCCAAGCGATACTGCGCTTACCTGCACCCTCGATAGAACCAGAGAACTTGAATGCAACCGGCTCTGTACCTGAGTTGTCCCACTGCAAGGTAGCGTAGAGAGCGATGTTGGTAATAACCATAAGGTTCTCCTTCTCGTCGTCAACAATAACGATAGTACCCTTGATCTTGAACTTCTTAGGCTCAACAGCGATACCTGTAAAGCCGGTAGTAGCGTCGAGGGTAGCGTCACCTGTACCCTTCAGAGTAACCTTGGTCAGCTCTGTGATAGCATCCTCGCCGAACATAATTGTCAGCAAGTCCTTTGCCTTTGAAGGAACAACGAACTCTACATTGAAGTCGCCGAGCTCAGCTGTAGTTGCCCAGTCACCAGCAAGACCGATAACCTTGTAGTGGTTGATGGTTGGGTCATCCATAGTCGCCTTCAGCGAGTCAACGGTAACCGGAAGCTCGACCTCTGGGGTGATGTCAACTGTAGCCTTGCTCAAATCGGTAATAGCCTTTGAGTAGAGCAGAGTTTTAGGACCATTGAAAATGTCCTTCATCTTGTCAATAGTTATCATAGCCATAATCTAAAATATTTTAAATTGTTATACCTGAATACTTATTTCGTACGTAACCTTCCCTGTATGATCGTCACGGAAAAACCGGCGCCATCGTCGGACTGAATAGCGATGTTCGGCCTGGTAACGATGATGTTGTCTGTAGAAATCGGGAATCTTTCGAGGACCGCCTTGACTTTCTTATCCATTTCCGCGGGACTGAAACCATTCGGATTCGCCGAGGAGGCCTTATCTCTTACATACACCTCTATCTGGATAGTGGTAGTATAGTAGTTGTAGGAGCCATCGTAGTTCATCTCGTTGTTCCTGATAGTGTACGGAGCACTTACGACGATGTAGCTACCTATTTTGGTATCCACAGCCTTAGGACGATTCCTGGGGTACACCTTGTCGCATATACCCTTTACGGCGTTTCCTAAGTCGAAATATATCTGCTTGATATCTACCATAGCTTACAGTTTGTTAAAAGTTGAACTATTGGCGTACACTACGCAGGCATCGAACATATCCGGAAGAGACTCGTATGTGTTGTAAACTGTCTCGAAAATGCGGTTCTCCTTGTCGAATACCGCATATTCAACAGGGCATATCGCAACGAGCGCCCAGTCCTTTCCTGATGATTTGACTTTTCCGATACGTCCGTATATAAGGTTAGGACCCCATTGGTGACCACCACCGACTTTACCGGTATAGCCTTTGTTTTCACCTCCGTCGTAGTAGAACGGGAGATTATATTTTTCTCCCTCCGCCAGGGTTACTCTCGTTGGTGCTTTTTCACCCTTCGAGGCACGCACCATGTAAACGAGCTTTCCTTTGTAATACACTGCTGCATAGAACGAAGTATATGCGTTACCGGTGATGTTGTAGAACGTCCTGTTCTCTTTGAAATAGTTGACAGTTCTATGAGCAAGCTCCTGCATAATAGCAAGCATCTTGTCATACGCCAGCTTTTCAACCCTTGGCTTAATCTGATGCTCGAACTGCGCTCCGAGCGACAGACGTTTTCCGCTAAAGTATTTTGCCATAACCTAAACCCTAGTGAGATTCCAGTAAACGACAGTCCTGTTATTATCCGGCTCGCAGTCCTTAACCATACCTACCTCTGTGTTGTTGCCGACAGTGGAGTAGATGGTATCGCCGTCAAGAGGACATCTGTCAGCATCCCATTCGTCATATCTGACAGGAATCGATGCCTTCCTCTTGTTCTGGTCGACGTTCTTGTCTCCCTCTGTAGTGGTATCTGTGTAACTGCGGCCTTCGCCATAGTAGAGAATGATTTCCTTGTCCTCGCCAACTGGAGCATCATCATCGGCAAACGGGTCATCAGGGTCGGCTTTTCCGACGACCTTCCTCACGATCTTGATGATGTGAGGGTATCTTGGGTTTCTGATGTTTTCCTTTTCCATACGCCTTATTTGATGATGTGAGGGAGAGGTTCTCCCCAAGGAGAATAATTCGCCCTCTTTACTCCGTGGGAGGTCACCCGGAAGGTGGACTTCTTCTTGAGCATCGAATCGGGTTCCAGCTCCGCATAGATAGCGTTAGCCTCTGCCTTCATCTCGCTCCTGTCGTTGTCCGACATGTCATAGCCACCTCCCGAATGAGTCCATCCGTTATCGGAATCGGAGGTGTTGTTCACCTTGCTCGGACCAAGAACAAACCATTTCAGCATGTCGGCATAGGCAAGTCTTACCTTGTCCTTGTCGCAGGCTTCGAGGTCGATGCCATTTTCAAGCTCCCTGTCGTGCATGATGCCCAACAGAGCCTTCATCGGCATCTCGAACTTCACCTTATTAATAAGGTAGTCGTTCACAGTGTAAATGTTCATCTCCGAATCCATAGTCATACAATCTTGTTACGTTAAAGAATTAACCCTTCTGGGTAATATCGATAATCCAACGGTAAGGGAAGTCGAGCATTGCTGGAACAGCAGCAAACATCAAGTCTGTATGCCACTCCAGGTAATCACCGTTGGCGATTGTTGTGTTGGCAAGCAAACCAAGACCGTCGTTGGTTGTTGCGAACACCTTGTCAACAAGTTTATTACCCCACTTCTCGAACATCTTCTTATCCTTGATCTCCTTGTGCTCGAACTCAAAAGCGTTACCGCGAGGACGAAGAACAACGATGTTGTCTGACCAAGCTTGCTCTGTCTTCTGCGTTCCATCGAAGAGAAGTGTAGTTTCCTCCTCCTCTACAAGCTCGATAGGAGAAAGACCCTGGATGTCTCCGAATGCCTTCAGGAACATATCCTGATTTACACCATAGTCCTCAACGTAAGCAACATAGTGAGCTTTACACCAGTTGATCCACAATTCCTTAATCTGTTTGTTCTTCAAGAACACATTGAAGAAGGTGTTGACGGTCATCTGCCAAACGAGAGGCTGACCCTTACGATTGAATGTTTTACGCCAGCTCTCTTCAAGAACTCGCATCTGCTCCAGAATATCGCAGGTCTCATCAGCCCAAGCAACCTTACCGCACTTCTTGAAGTTATCGGCAGGCATATTGGTCTTGTGGATTGGAGCCTGAATACCACGACCGATACCAGTGTAGTCAAGCTTACCGGTAGAAGCAAGCTTCGCTGTCATGAAGTTCATTGTGGTATCAACGGAGTCCATCAACTCCTGAACCTGGTCTGTCCATTCCATAACGACATCGCGGTCGTTACCGAACTCTTCGAACTGGTTCATCAAATACTCGCGTTCCTCTGCGTTCTGGTAGATACCATCTGTGATAAAGTCTGGAATTGTTGCAGAGTAAACCTGCAAGCCACCCTTATCCTTCTGGAAAGAACCAGCCAAAGGAGCACGCATGTTAGCCAATGTAGCGGCACGAAGTTTCTTTGCCTCGACAGTGAATGTCGCAACACCCTTCCTGTTGGTTGGTGTCAGGTCAGCAGCAATACGTCCCTGGGTCTTCCACCAGCCATAGTTTACGTGAAAGATGTCCTTTTCGTCAAGAAACTTCTGGAGGTATTTGGTGTTGTCCTTACTAGAGAAGAACTTCGCCATCCTCGAATTTTCAATATTAAACTTTGGCATATCCTAAATACAATCTAATAGTTAAACAATTAGTAGTTCGTGTAGAACAACTCTGGGTAACGACTGATATTCATCGCCTCTACAGCTGGTGGGAGAGGACTCATCCTGTCCTTAATGAAAATCGCATCCGGTCCAAGCAGACACGGTGTAAACATCAGACGAGGTTTCTCGTACTCATCGCTTCCAGGAAGAGTATAGAACGGCATGTCGTAGTCGTGAGGAGCAAAACAGTTTGGATTAGTCACTACAGGGAGTGTAGAACCTACCGCAGCAGCCTCAACGAGAACCTGACCAACGGTCAATGCGCCCAATGCTGCAGACAAGGTAAGTTTCCAAACGTCACCTGCTGTAGCATCCGTTGTAGCCTCAACTGCTGTAACAGAAACACCAGTTCCCTTTGTCTTGAAATCCTTCTGGCCTACCATGATTTTATCGCCAATAAATGGGATGTGATGGTAGCCGTCACGAACGATGTAGATGTCTGTGTCTGTAGCGGCACTAGTTGCCTTGGCAACTGCGTAAGACTTCAGAATCTTAATAGTGCCACCCTTGTTGTCTGCAAAGCCAAGGCTATGCTCAACGAGGTCGCCTGCATAGATCTTAGCAGGGCCAGGGAACGGATTAGCGATGATACCACCGATAGGAGGGTACCTGAAAGCTTCCTTAACAGCACCTTTAAGATTGAAGTACACATGCTTCTGACCGCCAATCTCAGCCGATGCCTGCAAGAGCACCGCTCCATTGAATACCGCACCCTGTGCGTTCATCTGGTCGTAATAATTGCTGTACTGCATAATCTTTTTACCTTAATTTAAATGTTATCCTGAATTATTTCTTGACAGTCGCCTTTGTAGCTCTGTCCTTGCAAATATCCTTAATGTCGTCCCATTCATGCTCGTCGAGTTTCTTTTCCTCACCAGAAGAAGCACTAGAACCCTTTCGTGGTACAGCATTTCCACCGTTAGCACGCTTATAGTCGGCAGTATAGATATTTTCTGCCGTCGATACCAGTTCTGCAACATCTGCATCATCAGATATCTCCAGCTTAGAGAGTGCAGTATCGAGGAAAAAGTCGTTCAATTCAAGGTTTGCCTTGTCGAACTTATCCTTCAAACCTGCCTTTACAGACTCGATGGTTGCCTTCCTTGCAGCCTTCTTGTCTCTTTCTGCGTTAGCTTCCTTGAGGGCTTTGATTTCTTTGAGAAGCTCGTTGTATTTGTCGTCAGGATCGTCATTCTTGTCAGCCTCCTTACGCTTGCGCTCCTCTTCCTCTTCCTTCTTCTTGCGTTCAGCTTCCTCCTTGCTCTTCTTTACCTCGTCAGAGATATTCTTGTGCAAGTTGCCGTTGATACGCTTCAGACGGTTTGCTAACTTGGTAACCAACTTGGAATTTGCTTCCTCGTCATCACCGAAATCTTCCAAAACATCATCAAGTTCCTCATTGATGGTCTTTTGGCTAAGTTCTTTGAACTTGGTGGTATCAACCTCCTTGTTCACTAATGCTAAGAGTTCCTCTCTTGTCATGTTGTTTGTTGATTTAAAATGTTATCCCGAAAGTGGTCCCTCCACCTCGAAAACGTATAAATATACCTTTTATTTTGCAAATATATGAATAAATATGCAATTATCAAAGAAAAATTGTATATTTTTGCAGTATTAAATGTATATTTATGCAGAAAGATGTATTTTCAGGATTAAAATTGGATAACGGAGAGCCTATTTACACTCAAGGGTATATCCAATCATTAAGAGACGCCGACAAGAAGCATCCCGACAAGCTGAAGATTATAGCTCAGCGTGGCGGTCAGGAACGCATGCTGTCTATAGACGCTGATATTAAGATAGTTGGCGGTTCGCGAGGCGGCTCAAAATCGTTCTCTTCACTAATGGAAGTTCTGAAGGATATTAAAAATCCAGATTTTCATGCAACAATTCTTCGTAACGAAAAAGACGACTTACAGTCCTTAGTGACAGACTCTTATAAATTGTTCTCCCAATTTGGAACTTACAATAAGTCACAAAATGATATGACCTGGAACTTCGATAACGGAGGATGGCTCAAATTCTCGTACTATGCTGGAGCCTATCAGGACTTCAAGACACGATTCCAGGGTCGCCAGTATGCCTATGTCTGCATCGATGAGGGTACTCAGTGTCCATACAAGAAGTTCAAGTACCTCTTGACTAACAACCGAAACGCAGCTCACATACGAAACCGATTCTGGATTACCTGTAACCCTGACCCGGAATCATGGGTGCGAAAGTTCATCGACTGGTGGGTTGACGAGAATGGATACATCATACCGGAACGGGACGGAGTTATACGATACTGCTTCATGGATGGTGATACTCCGGACTCAATCTACTGGGGTAACACAAGAGAAGAGGTATACGAACAGTGCAAGGGCATCATCGATAGCCTCTGGAAGGACAGCTACGAGGAACTTGGATACACAAAGCTCGAAATGTTCATCAAGTCGGCAACATTTATCCGTGCAGATGTATCTGAGAACATCAAGCTTATCTCTACTGATGCGTCATATATCGCCAACCTTGCCCAACAGGATGAGGAACAGCGTATGCGAGACCTGGAAGCTAACTGGAACTGGAAAGCTGCCGGAGATGACATGATCAAGATGGAAGACCTTGAGGAAATCTACGACAATGCAGAACAGACAGGAGACGGAAAGCGCAGAGCCTCTGCCGATATCGCATTCACCGGAGGCGATAACTTCGTAATGTGGCTTTGGGAAGGATGGCATTGTAAAGACTTGGTTGTTCTGAGGCTAGACCCTAAGACGCTCGTTTCTGTAGTTGAGGCCAAGCTGAGAGAGTGGGGCGTTGAGGAATGTAACTTCACTTACGATATGCAGGGTATCGGTCAGTACTTCAAGGGATTTTTCAAGGATGCTGTCCCATTCAACAACCAGGCAGCACCTATCGCGAGGAATCATCAGGAAGAAGAAGGAATCAAATACCTATATAAGGATTTGAAGTCTCAGTGCGCTTGGTTATTCTATAAGATGATAAAGGAGAAGCAGATTTCCATCGACTCGGCCCTGCTTGAAAGAAAGTATTCCGGAAACGGATTCGACAAGGTTCCTCTCAGACAGATTCTTCAGAAGGAGCGTAAGATGCTCAGACGTGACGAGAATAGCGATGATAGGGGATTCAAGCTATTACCTAAGAAGATTGCCAAGAAATATGTCGGGCACTCGCCTGACTTCTTTGAATCTTGGTTCTATGTAATGATATTCAGTTTAACAAAAAAGAAAAATAAAAAGGTAAAAGGATTATGGATGCTATCAAGGTAAATAATGTAAGGGAGCTGCTCGTAAGGAAGCCATTCTACGAGCTTACTCCTGCGGGGTACATGAAGCACTCGGCTGTAAGCGACGTTGTTCCTGACTATTACGACGGAACGATGCCAGACGACACCATGTATCGCCGCATCAAGACGCAGGCAGACTTCCTGCGTGAGTACTATCCATCCGCCCATAGGATTATGGATGAGAAGGAATACCCGGACATCTGGAAGCTGAACCCTGAGAATAACAGGTGGTACTGCCAGAAGATTCAGCGTACGGCCTTTGCGTTCCAGCAGCTCATCCACACGAAGCATTTGCTGCACTTGACTGGCAACGATGTTCAGTTCGAGCTTGCTGATGGTGATGACTACGAGAACGAGAAGAAGGTAGAGGAGAATCAGAAGACCCTCGATGTATTCAAGAAGGGTTGGCTTATGCACGATATGGAGATTCGCTTCTTTGAAGCTGTAAGTGCGTATCTGAAGGTTGCAGAATGTGCAATCGTCGGTTTCTTCGATGAAAAGAAGAAATTCTGCACACGAACACTCTCTTATGATAGAGGAGATATCCTGTACCCTCACGTCGATTCACTCACTGGCGATCTCCTGTGCTTTGCCAGGAAGTACTACGACTACGACGATGATGGCAACGAGAAGACCGAATATGTCGAGGCTTGGGATAACCGCAAGTTCTACCGCTTCAAGAAGGCTGTCAAGTCTGGAAAGGTGAAAGAGGTAATGACGAAGATTGCTAGGATTTTCGGAATTGACGACTACACCCTCATTGAAGAGAAGGACCACGGCTTCCAGTTCGTACCGGTAGCCTATGCACGTAACGAAAACGGACCTTGCTGGTTTATGGTTCAGAAGAACATCGAGGACTACGAGGAGGCATTCTCATATCTCTGCGAGAACAACAAGGCATACGCTTTCCCTATTCTTACACTCACAGGTGATGGCGAGGATATTTCTATAACTGGAGATGATATGACCGGCTCTGCGAAGACCATCATGATTACCGACACTAATGGCAAGGCTGAGTTCTTGAATGGCACGGATGCCTCTGATGCCTTCGCAACGCAGCTCAACAAGTCGTACGACCTCATCTATGAGCTGTCGTTCACCGTGAAGCCACCTGAGCTGAAGTCTGGTGACCTCCCGGGTGTAGCCATCAAGCTTCTCTATTCTCCTGCACTGGAGGTTGCAATGAACGATGCACAGGAGTTACAGCCATTCCTGGATAAGATTCTCCGCATCTGTCAGTTCGGTATCGGTACTGAGGAAAACTGCGTCGCTACAATGTCTGGGCTTCCAATCAACGCGTGGATAAGTCCGTATGTTCATAGTAACAAAACCGAACAAATTACAAATATTGCCACTGCGGTTCAGAACGGATTCCTCTCTAAGCAGACGGCTTCTGAACGCTGTCCTGACTTCCCTAAGACCGCTGAATATGAGCGTATCATGCGAGAGAAGAAGGAAGAAGATCAGCAGGACCTCCTTATGGACATGCAACGTGCGGATAACGAAACAGAGAATGCCATCGAGGAGCAGAAAGCAACGGCGAAGATTCAGAATGGAGGCAGCGGAAACGTACGTACTGGTCGTGGCGCTGGCAGGCCGAACAAAAGCGGCACAGACTGGGATGAGAACGGCAACTGGCCGGGTCGTAACAACTGGAAGACCGTAAAGAAGTAAGCTTATGGATGAGTTAAAACGTTCTGTCGATTACAGCAGGAAGCGCTTGCAGGCAATCCGAAACTGTGAGGACCACATTGCAGATATTCTCTGGAAATCAACACAGAAGATAGTTTCCGCAAGTAAGCGATACAGAGGCGTGGGCAGGCTCACAAACGAGTCAGCCCTGCTCTCTTACGCCAAGAATGTTACTGCTGAAGCAGAGGAGAGTATCAACAGCTACATCTCTGCTTATTCTAAGGCTTCATGCAAGATTCTCGGGATTGACAGCGAAAATATAGAATCGTTTCTCGTCAGCGACATCTACGGAAAGACGACATCCGAAAGAAACGCCGTCTATCTCGGAAACTTCGCTGAAGACATCGTGAGAATGATCAAGGCAGGAACATTGATGGGATATTCGGACCAACAGCTCCTGTCTTCCATCCGCACAGGCTACAAGGACCCATACCACACATCAGTCATCACCAAGGCGAAGAGAAAGAATATCAACATCGATGTTCCTTCTTACGGAAAAGGATATTACAGAAATGCCTATCAGAATATCGTAAGAAACGCTTCTCAGGTGATTGCTTTGGCGTGGGGACAGGCAGAGCAGGAGTATGGGCAGGAGAACAAGGCTATCGGGTTCTACGTCAAGAGAGGGAGCAGTTACCCTTGCGTTATCTGTCAAAGCGAAGCTGATGCCGGTATCCATTCTTTTAAAGACCCATACCCGCCATTTCACGTTTCGTGTTGTTGCTACACAGTATTTGCATTCAAGGATAATAAAAAGAAATAAGATTATGATTGAAGAAACAAAAGGATACACGTTATCCGTCGATACATACAAGAAGGCGAAGGCTCTCAAAATGAAAGACCCTCGCTATTACATCTATGCAAGCCTCCGTGGATCAGGAATGCCAATGAGGGATTGTTGGGCCATCGCCTTTCAGGGAGAAGGATTCAACTGGGAGAAATCCTTCCTCGAAAACGAGATGAACTTGCTTGAAGCCCAAGAGTCTGTTCAGAAGAGAATCGCAGAGGTGCAGGGCAAGAAAGTGAAGGATGAGAATAGCGACGAACTCACCCAGGAGGAGCTTATTAAGGCTACCTCAAAGGAAGAGATTCTGAGAAACCTCGTTATCGCTCAGCGAAAGCAGAAATTTGGTTCTCCAGAGTGGCAAAAGACGACCGCCATGATAGCTGACTATTCTAAGATTAAGCAGGATGAGATTGATACGGAAAACAATGTGGTCCATTACTACATTCCTCTGTCAATGCCTCGATGCTGCGATGACTGCATTATCTTTAAAAATGGCCAGGCGACATTCCAAAAGAAGAAGAAATAGTTAAATTCGTGTTAAAGTAACTTTGTTTTACTAGAATTTCTGCAAAACCAAGTACCTTTGCAAACAGATATACGTTCACAGATTCGTTCTGCTGTTCGTAATTCTGTTTAATTGGTTACGAGGGGTGGTGTCTTCACAGATACCACCCCTCACTTTTATATTATGAAAGTAGAAGAAAAATATAAACTCAATCAGGGATACTTCTCTCCGGTAACCAACTCAAGTATATCCTTAAGCTGATCATCAAGGAAGTCATCGTTGAATACAGGCAGAGTTGCTTCTGATGGTAGCTTCTTCGTCTCTGCGGCCTCCCAAATAAATCGGAGCGCAATTACTAGGGAAGTATGGTCTTGAACGACCTCAAGCAATTTATCGCTCATCCTTGCCTCCTTCCTTCTTAATCTGTTCTGCCATCTCAAGAATAGTCTCGGCGTGCTTATCGCGGTCGATGACTTCCTGTACGGCCTCATCGCTCTCCTTGCGAAGCTGCTCTTCAGTCTTGCCCTTGTCAGCAGCAGCATTCAGTCTCGCAGACTCACGGGCAAGGTATTCGTCACGAAGCTTCAACTTACCTGCCGTGTATTCTGCATCGCCAGGAAATGATGTATCCACATACATAAGCTGAGCAGATGCCTCGATGAAGTTTCCATCGTCCTTGGAGAACTCATAATGGTCTCCTACAGCCACAGGAACACACTCATCGAGCGCAGCGTACATTGATGTACCGATAGAGTACTCGATTCCCCATGTGCCGGCAATGTTCGCAATCTTGATGAAAGGCAGCGATCCTCTCTGTAAATGCTTCTTGATATCAGCAGGGATATCCTCTCTGAGTGAAGCAACTTCTTTCTTAGACAAGCTCTTGCTGAACTTCAGTACAGTGAAGTGTCTTGTCTTGATAGTCTTTCCAAATGGTAATGCCATGATAACAATATTTTAAAGTTCAACTTTTATTTCCTTATACTCGAAATCTGTGCAAGATGGATTCTCCTCAGAAGTAAACCTAATCTCAATCTCATAAGGGGTATTACAAGTTCCATCCTTAAAGAAGAAACAATCCTTACAAGTGTAATCAGTCTGTTCCATGTTCCAATAATTTTATTTCGTCCTGGATATAAAACACCGCCTTACGCAAGTCCTCGATGCGCTTCTCGGTCTTGGTCTTGTTGCCATCCACCTTATCCTTGCGCAAGAGATACTTGATAGCGTTCCCTGTATTGAAGTCAAGATGTCTGCAAATATCCAAAGGCTCAACACCGCACAAATCTTTCAACCACGCGTAATGGGATGGGTGAGAGACCTGCTCTGTCTTGTTGATTGGCAATTCTTTAAAATCCGAGAAAATAGAATACATCGCCAAATCAACTATATCCACACAAGCTGCTAACTCGGGTTTAAAGAATGCTACGATTCCGCATTTTTTATCCGTTATAGCTATATCTATAACTTTGATATGTTGAATCCTATCAATAGAGCCTGATGGATCTATTTTATCAGCAAACACCGAGCCTGCAATCTTAATCAAATTACCCTTTGTAATCTGCAAGACAGACCCAACCTTAATATCTTCTATTTTAATCATAAGCTTCGTTTTTAATTATATCTATAATATCACGCTCTTTGAGACAGAGAAACTGATATGGATTGAACCTTCCACCTTTAACGACACAAAACCTGCACCAATTAGCCTTGAAGTCTATTGCTAGGGTTATTCCTGGATCGACGTAGTTGTTGTCTGGAACTTTGAACGTCGCCCAAACATAACCGCGCTTAGAGTCGATCTGTGGTTTTCCTGATTCTGTCGCCGTAGAGGATTTCGAGCAGCAGCTTGTCAAAACCACCTTCCGGCTCAAAGCTCACGTCAAGCGTGATGCTGTGATTCTTGTATCGGCAAGACGACATCTTGATACCAGATTCGAACGATTTGTCCACAACATTATGAATAGATCCGCGAATTCTGTCACCATCTATAAAGGCATCGGATATACAAAACATAAGTTTTTCTCCCATAAGCTACAAACATTTAAATGAAACACTATTCAACGTCCTGTTTACCGCAATCTCCCTCTCGTTACACATGGTCCTCATGCATTCCAGGGCATCCTCGCGGACAGCAGTCATAATCTCGCTCATCGAAGCGGTGGCCGGAACAATATTCCCGTCAGCCTTCTTCTTCGTGATACAGGAGATAATCTCCTTGATATATTCCTTGTCTATCATAGAAATCTGTTTTAATGATGGCCGCCGACCGTGGAAGGGACTCGAACCTCCCGTCTGCCAGGACTTATGCCCGAAGGCATGTCCCACCGCCTTGCGGCCACCGGTTTCTTTAATCATCGGGCTGAATGAAGCTCTCAGGCTGCTTGATGTCCTCCTCACCACGCAATTTATTCTTCACGTCATTGATGAGAAGCTCCTGCTTCAGGTCAATCATCTGCGCGCCGTACACCTGATAGGTCATTCCGCTCTGCGACCTCTTCTTGAAGAACCGGTATTTCTCGCTCATGTCCCTTCCGAACTTCTGGATGGTAGGGATTTCCCTATCCTCGACATCGTTGGCCTTGCAGAACTCCACGAACCTCTCATAAAGGTCTTTCGCAAGGAGCCACTCCGAAATCTCGCCCCTCGCCTCGGGGCTGTACCTCATTCCGTACGCCCTTATCCAGGCATAGACAGGATTACTTCCGAGAAGGGATATGAGCAGCTGTCTCCTGCTTCCCTCAGCCGCAGGGAACCGGTACTTCCTCTTCCTCAGCTCCATCGCACCACGGAATATCCAGTTGAACACTCCGCTCAGCTCCTCACGGATGATCTTGCTGGCAAGCTCCGGGTCCTGCCTCTCCTTGGAGATTGTCACGTCGAAGCTCACGTACTGCAAGCGCCTGATGAATCCGAGCGACGCATCATCGGGGAACGGAAGCTCGTTGAGGTTGAAGATGAGGTAGGGGATTGAGTTTCCCTCAAGGATATCCTTTCCGAGCTTTCTCATCGGGACAGGCTCGCCGCTCACGAGTCTCTTGAACATTCCGGTGTTCTTCTTTCCGAACTTCTTCGGATCAGAATCGGATGACCAGTTGAAGATGGCGTTCCTGATAGGATACCTTCCCCTCATTCCCTCGTCGCCGTCGGCAGTGAGGTCTGCGTAGTCCATCTTGCTTATCCTGTCCTTTCCGAATATGTTGCAGGCAACGTCGAATATGACGCTCTTTCCGTTGGCCCCCGTACCTATGAGGAGAAGGCAGAGTTCAACCTTTGACGACTCCTTTCCCTCGTACGGATTGTACGCCGTACCCCTCTGTATCAGTCCCAGTCCTAGGAACATCTGTAGGATCATCCTCGATGTTCTGTCAGGAAGAACCTCGTGAATGAAGTTCAGCCACCTGTCACACCTCGCCTTCGGATTGTAGTCGTAGGGATGATAGTACGTGACGTGGTACTCGGGAGAGAATGGCATTACCCTCGGATACTGCAATCCGCTTCCGAAGTCAACCACTCCGTTGGCGAATGCGACGATATCAAAGGTCGGTCTCAGGATATTATAGCACTCTATCACGTCAATGAACGACTTGTTCATCACCGTGCTGATTCCGAGCATCGGAGCCATTGTCAGGTCGAGAAGCAGCAGCTGGTAGGCCTGTTCCAGGACTATCTTCGGAACCGCCTCGTATATCTTTCCGTTAAACATGTAGTAAGCACCTCCGTAGTACTTCACCGGAGCCTTCTTCGCAAGCATCCTCATCGACCTGATGAAGGAGGACTTCATCTTGTTGTACCTTTCCGAATTCGCCTTGCCCCAGTCCTGACACCTCAGCATATCGAAACCGTACTCTTCACGCCTCGAAAGCTCCAGGAGCTGGGCATGCAACGTGTCTATAGCTATACCATTTTCCATTTATGTACAATAATAATATTAATTTTCCGTTATTGTGTAGGGTTAACCCCGATAAACAGGGGCTTTCAGAAAGATATACACGTCTCTGATCACCCTTACAATAAGTCGCTCTATAATAATACGACAATACAAAGATACGAAAAATATAATGAATATATCCTATAACCATAGTAAATAAAGGGTATAAATATACATATTGGATATACATTTGATGAATAATAGATATACATTTATGGTTTTGCTCACCAATATAGAAGTTAATGTTGACAAATGTTTAAAATAGGCAGATGAATTAATATGCATAAATATACTTTCAGTAATAAAAGTAAGTTTATATTACAAGTAGGCTGAAAAATCGGAAGAAAAAATTTTTAGATGAGGTGACTACTGCGCTGATTTATGGCTATATAGGGGGTGCGGGTGTCTGTCTTGAAAAGATAGGACAATTTATGTTAGTTTACACTATATAAACGAACGTGAAACATCTATTTTTACACTTTTTAACATTGTTGGTTTATATTATAAACTAAATTTTGTAACCCCTTAAATATCAATTACTTATAATGTATTTTAATTCCTTATTTTGTATAAATATCCACCGTGAAACACAAAATATTATTACAAAGTTCTTTACGTAACAATATATTACATATTTTCCAACTGGTTACTTGTTAACATTTTAACATTTAAAATTCATATAATTACATATATAAAACTAACTACACAAATAGAGTAAAAAGTAACGACAAAACGGCTTATTTATTTAACTAAAAAACTTTATAACTAATTGACTATTAAGTAGTTATAATTTGGTTAAATGCTACAAAATATTTGGTTATATCGAAAAAAAGTGGTATCTTTGCAGTAGAAAAAAAGAGATAGAGACACTATCTTATAAGTAACATTTAAAAAAATTTAGGTATGAAAGATTTAGAATCAAAAGGTGCTCAAGGTTACGAGCACGTAAGCACAAAGGTTGCTAGTTATGTAAGCGAGTGCAAGAAAAGTGCAGTATTAGCACAGAGTTTGGGCGTACTTAACAGCTATCGCAAAAAGTTATTAAGTGAGTGCAGAGACAAAGAAGTAGTAGAGGCTAAAAAAGCCCTTGACTCTGCACGTGCAAAGTACAACAAGCTCGCTACAAAGTACGTGCTAGCAGATACGGCATATTGCAACCTACAAAAAGAGTGCGTGCGTACCGCCGTTAGTGAGTTTTCACGTACACACAATTTGCCTAATTTCTTTGCGTGGTTTGATACAAACGGCAAAGATAAGCAAACAAATATCATAGATAGTTTACAGCGATTAGGTAGTAAATTGTCAGATTTACACCATAAATTTGCAGGCGGTGCAAAGGTAGCAAGGAAAAAATCTGAGACTATCACGGATTTGCAGAAGCAAATTGCAGATTTACAGGCAAAGTTAGCAGCAGCGCAAAAGTAAGTAAACTTGATAGGTAGCGAAAAACTACCTATCTTTTACCCCTTACATTTTCCCCACTGACTATCTAGCAGGTAGCCAGTGGGAAATTTTACTCCATGTTTTTCAACTTGGAGCGGGCCGTCGTATCCTTATTTTTCCCACACGATTTTGGAAACCTTGTCGTGGTGTGTGGGCTTAACTCAGAGAGAGGATTTATTCTCCCTCAGGGGACTAATTGCCAAAATTCAAGAGAAGTATCTCAGTAAATCGAGAGTGCGAGAGGCACACCGAGATGGGAGAGAGTAACGAGTTACTCAGAGACATCCATCCGAGAGATACGCAAAAATTCCTGGCGTGAGCGTCGAATGAGATGAGACGGCACGACGGCTAGGGAATTTGTATCATCTAGCGAGATGAGAGTTTCAGAAAGAAATCATAATTCATATTCTATATGGTGTTGTGAGCCGTGCGGAGTGGTTATCCGTGAAATCACCGTGGATAATGTAGCTATATTCCACGTGAGGTATATCCGAAAAAAGAGAGCTATCTGAAATGTGTTGTCAGTTGGCACAGGTAACGTAATAGTTTGCAGCGAGAGAAACTGACTGGATGCAGTCCATAATAACTGTAGGGTGTGAGCCACGTAGTTAAGACGATAAAGATAAAACGTGGTGCAAAGATGCACATCCTGGCTAACGGGGCGGCGAGAAATCTCCGCCCTACAATTACAAACCATTTAAATATTAGAAATTATGAAAGAACAGATTTTGAAGAAGATAGGAAAGACGCTTGTGCGTATTAATGTAACAGACCAGAGTGCAGAGGATGCCTACGATGAACTCGTTAGCAGCAGTCCTCGCCTGTTTGGTATGCTTTCCAGTATCTACAGACTGAATGATGAAGAAGAAAGATTCGCTTGGTCTGCCGGAATTTAGTAGCCTAATCTCCCTACTTTTGTAGGGAACAATAACCAAAATTACAGAATTATGAGTACGATGAGAATTAAATGCCTCGATATGAAAGAGGTAGAGAGTATCATTGCAGATGCTCAGGAGATTTTAAGTCACGTAGAATTCGGGTCTTTGCAGAATGGTGTGCTTACATTATTCTGCGTGGCGTGAGCCTAAAAATCCGTAGCCAGTACGATAATTGTCGTGTGTGGCTACGGAACAATTACCAATAAAATTAGAATTATGAAAGCAAGAATCATCATTTATTCAAGTACGATAATTGTGCTTGGATTTATTCAGACTTCGCCAATATTCATTTGCTTGGCAAGTACGATAATTCTCCTGAATGTGCTTGGAATTCTTTACGGAATTCTGCTTGTGCATATTTGGAGCAGTACGAAAAAGGGCAAGTGGTATTTCCGTGAGCTGTGGAGATCCACGCTCCGCTTGGAGAATTTCATCCTGCCTGGAGCGTGAGAGTTTTGGAAAGTACGATAATTGTGCTTGGATTTATTCAGCCTAAAAACTGCTCATTCAATTTGGGCAGTACGATAATATAACCAGTTAAACAAGAGAATTATGGAAAAGTATATCGTAAGAAAGGGCGTGCTATCTGCTGCGCTCGTGGCTATCGTGAGTTTCGTGTGTGGTGTAATTGCCATCGTAGGATTTGTGCTTGGAGATTTTCAAGCAGTATTATATTCTGTGGTTCTTGAAATGTGCGGTCTGTTTATTATCTGTATAATGATAGATACCATCCAGCAGCAGATAGAGGATTTCTGTGACTAGCCAAAACTACCGCTTGGAGATATTCGGGCGGTATCCAGTATCAACCAATTAAATTACAGAAATATGAACTACAAGACATTTAATTTAATCGACACAATCAATGAGATAGGATTGGACAACTCTCAATGGAGCATTAAAATGCACTTGGGAGAAACGAACACGGAGGAAGCCTATGGGACAAGAGATAGCTTTATGCTACCTCCTGGAGTTTGGGTCAGCATTATAGAGGAAAGGTCTAGTGAGTTTTCTTTCCGTGGATATTGCAAGCCGGATTATGCTCTCGATATCGACGCAAATCATATTGTCTTATTATATGAGGTCGATTAGCCAAAATGTGCTCAGGCATTTTCCTGGGCATACTATGTTAAACCATTTAAACGGAAGAATTATGTTAGACAGAAAATCACAAAAGAACTTCGAACGTGCATTGCTCCACGAGATGGAGAAAATTAAAATTGCTGCACGGCAGTGGCACAACAACAATACCAGAGGCTACAGAGATTATCGTAGCAAGGAGGCTATCTCCAAAAGTTTCTCGGAGATAGCGGTGCTGTGCATGGGCTAAAATGTGCGTGGCGATTGTCACGCATACTATTCACCAAAAATTATAGATTATGAACAAACCAGAGAACCCTAAATGGGAAGTGAAGAGTAGAGATTATCTGCGCGACAAGATTCTGCCTAGATTGCAGGAGATTCAGCGTGACTTGTTCGGTAAGGGTAAGGTAGGGCTTGAGATAGACGTAGAGCCTGAAGGCAAATACATCGTCTGCCATGCCTACACAATCATGTATGGTAAGGTCAACAAATACCTTCACCTGCATCTCTCCTGCGTGCTTGACAGAGAAAAGCTGGAGTCTGAGTACAAGAGGCTCACTGACTTCATTAAGGTACATTCAGCCTAAATTTGAGGGAGTTTTATCTCCCTCTCCTACAAACCAAATAATGTAGAATTATGAGCAAGTGGATTCAGTTTTATCACAAGATCAACAAGTTTGACCTTGTGAACATGAGATTTACAGAGGATTTCAGTATCGTCGAAATGGTGGGCATGGATTCTGTCATACGTATCGACGGAAGATGGAATATGCCATCCATACGTGCTGCGATACAGAAGAAAATCGAGAGGATGAAGAATTTCGATGATTTTGATCCCTGTGCATTCTCTATTCTCACCGGCAGTTCTATCCTGAATGCTTCAGAAAGTCCGGTGTACAATCTCTAGCCAGAACTGGGCAGTACGATAATGTGCTGCCTACTATTAACCAAAACAGAATAAATTATGAACACATTTAACACAAAGGAAGATGGTACGCATTTGTACCGGTTCTATTACGTAGAGCCTATCATTGACATCTACGCTTACGACTTGGAGCAAGCAATGGAGCGTTATCTCGTGTATTGTCAAAAGAATGAGTTGTACGGATTGTACGATTACGAGGCTGACGACGATGATGAAATGCGCTGCTACACAGACCCAACAATGGAGGATCCTGATTGTTATCCTGCGTATATACGCATTGACTACCTATCTGTTAAGGAAATTGAGGCGTGCGTTGATGCCGGAGGTCATCCGTTTCAGGGAGGTTGGAAAAAGATAGCCTAATCAAATGTAGTCCTCCTATAGGGCTACACTTCTATAATTAACCAAATACTTTAGAATTATGACAGACGGAGACAGAAGGTTCCTTGCCAGGCTCGTAGCGAGCCACAAGGCAGTTATCAGCGAGGAGTGTGCGAGAAAGAAGCTCGACAAGAGCGAGTATTTCAGACGTACGGCACGAGTGGACAGAAAAGCTCAGGAAATCGAGCGTGCCTGTATGCGTCCTCGCAAATTCTAGCCAACATTCTGTGCGGTCTATCTGCACAGAAACCATGTTTAACCATTTAATTTTGAGAAATATGAAAAAGAATCCAAGAGATTACGAATCGGACGGCAAATTGTACGCTTACATTCTAGACTCCATATCTTCTGATGATGTAGATGTGGAATCTATGTCCGACAAAGAGCGCATCGAGTTTGCGCTAGACATGTTCTACGCAGAAAAATTCAAAGGAGACAAACGCAGAATGTCCGTCTCAGATTTGCTGACGGAGTGGGTCAGTGGTCTGTGCTCTACTGTGAATGTGGCATTTAATGACTATGACATAGCGCAGATTAGAAAGGAGTGGGGATATAGTGGAACGCGCGCAAACACCTCTCGATTTGTACGCACATGGTTCGAACGTATCGCCAATGGCATCCTGTACCTCGCAAAGATTTACGGAGTAGACATGAGTCGTTTCCGTTAATAATGCCAAAAATCCTGCGTGGAGACACGTAGGAGCTATTATTAACTAAATATTCAAAGGATATGAAAGAAAGTATTGAGGCTATGCTGTGGGATTTCATTGTTGATAACAATATCGCCACAGAGGACGAGGTTAGACTTGTCTCGAATATAAATGGCTGGAACGAGGAAACGATGACAGACATTATTTATGCCAAGACAGGACTACGCAGTTACGAGCAGTGTAAAGATGAAGGCTACTCCGGTACAGATGAGCTTGACAGCTATTATTGTCTTGACGAAGACGAAGAAGACAATGACGAAGAGGATGAAGATGAAGAAGAGTAGTATTTGCCTAAAAAGGTGCGCCCATGCGTGAGCGTACCTTCTATTGTTTAACCAAATAATTGTTTGAATTATGACAAAGAGAAGAAGCAAGACTCTACTACAGCAGGCTAAGTACTACGAGGTAGAGGGAGACTACAAAGAACAAGAGATGATGTCTATAATGGAGTCAGCTTACATAAATGGTAATTTTCAAGACTTCAAGGATTATTATCATGCGCTAAAGATGGAAGAAAGACGTAAGTTTATTGATCATCTTCACTGTGTTAATAGCATAGAAGGATTCTACAAGATGATAGATATGCTCATGTTCGATTAGCCAAACCAATCCTCACTCCCGCGGGTGGGGATTTCTATTAACCAAAAAGATTGAAATATGAAGAAAATTGAGATTACGAGAGCCGGCATGGGCGAGAAATGCCCATACCCGAGGTTCAGCAAATTGCTTGCAAAAGGCTACATAATGTGCCATCGCTGCAAGTATTGTGCTGAAATTATCAGTGAGACAGAAATAATGTGTGACTATAATTAATCTATAATTATGAGTGAATTAGAGAAAATCCTGAATGACGATTTACTGAAGTGCGAAATCGTTGAGTCAGTAGAGAATCCTGTTAGGCGTGTGGACCTCATCAAGTGGACGCACGACAATACATTCTCTATTGCAGAGGTACGCAAGGATACCGGTAAGCTAGAGGTCACAGACTTGAAAGCTGCCAGTGGTCTTGAGGCATACAAGCATTTCTTCAGAAATTATGGCGACATTGCCATATGTGGCTAAAACTCCCCACATCATCGTGGGGAACAATTATGAACCATTAAACAGATGAATTATGGAAAAGAATATTTGGGAATATGTTATGAACAACAAGGGTGAGGTTATCGAAAAAGTAGCCGATTATATCGGTGTAAAAAGCTTTGCCAAGACAATCGAAGGTCTCTATCGCGAATGCCTGGAGAATTTCGATGACGCAGAAGACCTAGAAGAATACATTGCCGATTTGTACGGAAAGAATATCCAGTCTCTTGCATGGGAGTTTACCCATAAGGTAAACAGAGAGATGAAGAAATATCTCCATCTTAATGACCAGCGCATGGATGGTAATTTTGCCAATCTGTACAACGATTATCCTAGACACGTTACAGGTACGTTCTGGGCGACGGACTACGATGGCGATGATTACTACGATTTGTATCCTCAGATGGTAGCCCGACTTGATGCCGCAGAGGACAGCGAGCAGGCTAGCAAGGACAGGGCGTACCTCGAAGAATGGTACTTCAAGGCGTTCGGCACGTACAACATCAAGTACAATTTCTCGAATGAGCTTGAAGAGGCTCACTCCATGATGGAGGAAGATTATGAGGAAGCCTAACAATATCCCCTAGCATGGGGATATTCAATGTTAAACCATTTAAATGATATTAGATATGAGTTACGAATTTGCAAAGAAAGAAATCGGCGATTACAGAATCACCATTTACCAGGATGAGGATGCCGAATGTCCTTGCACAGAATGGGATTTGGCAGGCGTTTACTTCTGGGACTATTCTGATTACGGATACAACAGGGAACTTTCTCGTGGTTGTAGCAGTGAAGTCGACGCTGAAAATGCAGAGGCTGCCTTGAAAGAGCTTGTCTGCAAGTATGTTCCACAAAAGAAGATTATCAAGTATATCAATAGTATGTTTCATTGCGATCATCTGTGTCTCGAATACGACAAGTCGTGCCACATGTGGAGTTTTGAAAGAAAATCAAGATTCAGCATCGGCAAGAACGAGTGGTACAACATTAGAGATTTCACTCCTAACGAACTGAAGAACGAGGATGTTAGGGATGAGCTTACAGAAGAGCTTGAAGAAGATGATTTTATTAATCTCCTTGAAAACTGCAAGGATATAGCATTCTACGAGTGGTCTTCCAGTGGATATAGCCAGGGAGATTATGTTAGAGGATATGCCTATTGCGACAAGGAGCGCTTCAAGAAGATGGTTGATACAAATACCAAGAACTGGAAGAATCGTGCCATCGAGCTGTTTGAGAGCGAAGTCAAGAATATTGGTATGTGGATGTGGGGTGATGTAAAAGGCTACGTCCTAGAAAAGAAACGCCCGTATACAAAATTGTACGAAGACGGTAAATCTTCTGATTCCTACGACTGGGAACAGATTGATTCCTGCTGGGGAGAGTACTACGAGGACTCTGACGAGCTGATTAAAGACGCTCTCGAAGAGAATGGAATCAAGCTAAAAGAAACAGCCTAACAAGGGGAGCTTGCATGCTCCTCTTCTATCAACCCAAATTACAAAGAATTATGAAATTGAAACTTTATCACGACACAAGGAAGAAGTTCCGTGACTGCGTGGATGCGTGGACAATCTACGTTCCTTATCCGAAGTGGCTTAGAGAAAAGACATACGGTACAATGGGAACATTCCTCGGATGCACTCCAACGGAGACGGGAATGATACGGTGCGTCTGGGAGCACGACGAAAGAAGATGTGGACGCCCGTATTTCGGCAAGAAGATTGATCCGAAGGATACCCCTAAAGCATTTCAGGAAATTTTCTACAACATGGAGAAGCTTTGGAACGAGGCAATCACCAAGAACACGAATGAAGCGTGGAAAGCATGGAGCGAAGTCTAAAATTGGTAGCCAGTTGGCTACCTGCCAATAACCAAATACAGAGAATTATGGAAAGAATTACATTTGTTGAAAAAGGCAGTAGAACAATCTACAGACTTGGCAGACGTATAGTATGCTACAGAGATGGTTACAGAGTTTATTTCGGTAAGCCATCAGATGTTACACACAACACGTTTGATGCACTATCAGAGAATATAGCACATGAGTATTGCCTGAAAGTTTGTGAGCGTAAAAAGTGGGAGAGGGTAAAATACAGCAATCCTGTGGCATACAACGCCCACAGAGTATTGAACGCATTAGCCTAAAGATAGCCTCCGGGCTATCACTATTAACCAATGATAGATAATTATGATTATAGATGAAATTTTAGACAGAAAGGGCGGCAGGAGATTTGTTGCAGAGGTGTTTAAGAGATACGTCTTGAAGGAATCCGTTTATTTCGGGTTCAAGTATTTCTCAGAAGCATACAGCAAGTCTTCTGACACAGATAGGGAGTATTTCGTAAAACGTGCCATTATCAAGTATATAGTGGAAAACGGATACAATATTAACATTATCAATTTTGTCCTTGCCGTGGATTGGACTTAGCCTGAATAGTACGCACATTCTGCGTACTTCCATTATTAACCAAATTATTAAAGATTATGAAGAGATATTACGTATCAGTCACAGAGACTTTAAACAAGGTAGTCAGCGTTGATGCTGAGAGTGAGAAAGAGGCTGTACAGAAGGTACAGGATGCCTATAAAAACAGTGAAATCATTCTCGGTTCCGACCATTTCTGCGGAGAAACTATAGAAGCCGAAGATGATCAGGGATTCTACATCGATTATGAGAAAAACTACGGCGAGACTTATCAGCACATCGACTAGCCAAACGGGGAGAGCAATCTCCCTACCAATAACCAAAACATTATAGATATGAAGAATTTAGATGAAAAGAGAGCGCGAGAGATAGCCGATCGTCTCGAAGAAATCCGCAGAGAAACGAACAGCTGTAGTGTACACAACACGAAGCCTCTTTCAAAAGAAAGACTCCTGGAGCTGTATAGTGAAGAGAATAAACTCATTGAGGAGTACAGGGATTTATGGAAAGCTAAAAAGCGCAGCTAAGGACTGCGCACAATAACCAAAACAAGAAGAATTATGAATGAAGACAGAATCCTAGAGATGTTCTTCGAAAAAGCCAGATGGCAGTATGCTATCGAGAAAGGCTTATTCAAGGACATGAACAAAGCAGTAATGTATCAGCTTACAACGCCGGAGGCTCGTCTGGCTATGTATCAGAGGATCAAGAGCGGCAATTACAAGATAATGCCGCCACACACAGCAAAGATTCCGAAGGACAACGGAGATTTCCGTACGGTCTATGTGAATGAGGCTGTGGACAGAATCCTCCTGAGCATAGCCAACGACCTCCTGTTCGAGCTGATGCCAGAGATGGTGCATCCACGCTGCACGTCATACCAAAAGGGTATCGGCTGCGGTCGTGTGGTGCAAGATGTGTCTCGGATAATATACTCGGCAGAGGGAAAAATCATCGGGTGGAAAGGTGACTTCTCTAAGTACTTTGATTCTGTGCCTATTCGGTTCATCGACTGGGCATTTGACAAGGTAGAGAAGAAGTACGGAAAGTCTGCGCTGATAGACGTCATTCGTGACTACTATCACACGGATATCTATTTTGATGAGGACAACAACCTCTGCGAGAAGTATCAGTCCCTCAAGCAGGGATGCTCTGTTGCTGCGTGGCTGGCTGATGTCATACTCTATCATCTTGACGACAAGCTATCTAAGCTTAACGGATATTACGTCCGCTATTCAGATGATACGCTGTTTGTCGGTGAAGACTATGAGAAAGCCATGGATATCATGAAGAGCGAGCTGGAGATGATGCAGATGACGCTCAACCCAAAGAAGGTTGAGTATCTTGACGCTAATCACTGGTTCAAGTTCTTGGGATATTCCATCAAGGGTCACAATATCTCCCTGTCGTCCACACGTATCAAGACTTTCCAAAAGGAGATTGAGAAGAGAACGATAAAGAAGCGTGACACCACGATGACGAAAGCCATCAATGCAGTAAACAGGTATCTTTACAAGGGGTACTGCGATTATTCCTGGTCGACTCAGGTTCTTCCGGTCATAAACGTGAAAGAGGACATCGACAAACTCAACGCCTTCGTCATGGACTGCATCCGTGCGGTCAAGACAGGCAAGAGAAAGGTCGGTGGTCTCGGATACGTGAAGACTCAGGCTGTAGGTTGCATAGACCGAGGTCGTGGCAGAAACGTGAAAGCCAACAGGAGTAAGACAGAGAGCGAAATCAAGGGGTATCTATCAATCGGCTGTGCTCAGAATGCCTTGCGGACGAGCAGGGCAGCGTACAACACATTGGTGAATACTCTGTAGATGAGCATCCTAGCGCAATGAACTGCCGGAATGAAGAAGAATGTTTGAAACATCCGGTCTCGAAGATCGCGGGCCTATCTCCGAATCAGAGATGGTCCTGCGATCCTCTCCACCAGGATATTATCATGCTGATATAGCTATGCGCAGTATCTTCTGACCGGCAGACTCTGTAACCGAGCACACGGACGTGAGAGGAGGACGGACAGATTTAGGCTAGCGCCTCTATAACATCATCTGAAGGGACCAAGTTATCCAAGTTTACAACTTGAGACACCTCGGGCCCTTCGTATGACGCACAAGGCGTAGCTCATCAATGAAGTACAGAAATGTGCCAGTCCGTATTACTTCCACCGGTGGCGCACACCACCACTCCCTGACGGATGGCTGAAGTTTATGCAACAGGTCTCTTAACCAGAGTAGTTGATCCTGAGCGTCGTAGTAGTATACGATGACGCTCAGGATCATCTATTCTGGCGAATCCTGTGCCAAATCAGAAACATAAAGTATTGTGCCGAGCCATCGGTCAGGGAATTACCCTAGCACGAGGGTAGTCTTCAGAGGGGAGTTAATTTACGAGTGATGTTGTGCTCGCCGGCTAATGCTGTGAATCCACAGCGTCATCCGGCTGGCTAACATCCCTCAGATCAAGCTGCTACAGCTACGTGTCGCGCTCTCAGATGAAGACAACGTTATTGCCAAACGAGGTACACGAGGAGGAATTCTTTATGTCGCGATCTCTGTATCAACGCGATAAGGCTGGTGATACCAGCAATCTCGCGTATTGCAAGATCCCTCAATCGTCAAGATAGAGGTAGGCAACAGACCTATGAGTGTACCTACAAACAACCAAAGTGAATTGCATCACGACTTATCAAGAGTATGAGGTTTAATACCACGTGAGTGGAATACCGCCGTCGATACATATCTGTACCGACGGCCGTATCCAAACACGGGGTCGAATCACGAACATATATCCATGCAACATAATACATGAGATAAGTCATGCGCATTGCAGCGATGTCTGGCAAGTTCTGAGAGTTCATCGAGCGTTTCATTGATTCTGAAGCCAAGGATGGGGAAGCATTCGCTTCCTGGATGCTGGCTTCATAACAATGACATGCCCTTAATCGAAAGCTTAAAGCAATGCAACGTTTCAGGTTGAGCCAGACTAGGTTATTGCGAGCCGAATGGTGCGCAAGGAGAATAGATTGTACAATACTGTTTCAATCATCCTGAGCATCCAGGTGATTACCTGGATCCGTCAGGACTCAAATACAGTATCAATCAAGACTTTATAGTTACGCAACAGATTCTCTGAGCGCACTCCTATTAACCAATATTTAAGAATATGACATACGACGAGATTATCAATGAAGTTGAGAATGGTGCTAAGTTCACCATCAACTTCCAAAAGAGAACATGTAGGGTGAATGGTAAGATAGTGATGTCCGAGGAAGACAAGCCGAAAGACACACCTTACCTTACACCCGAGGTTGTATTTGTAGGCATCGAACAGAGATATGCAGCGTACAAGCATTCTGTGCCGTCAGAACGCTCCGAATCACATCGCCGCTACTACTTCAAGGCTTTGCCCGAGAAAGAGCTCTCAGACGGAGATATGATGTACGGAGAGCGACGAGAGCTAGCAAGATGCAAGCTGGAGCTGTACGTACTTGTCCAGCTTCTCAGAGGCAACCTCTGGTGGGACAGAAAGTGGGGAACGTGGTTCTGGTGTTCGGAGAACGACAAGGACCTGATTATCCTCAGAGACTGGATTGAGCCAAATAAGGGTGGGGCGTAAGCCTCATCCACTAGAGTTAAATAAATTTTTAGTAACCAATTAAAATAATAGAATTATGAAGCAGATTGTAACAATCACTGGTGAGAATCTTAAGGTAGTAGCTAACAATGTAGAGGTTAATGCAGCTGATGCAGGTAAGAAGACCAAGGCGCAGATGCGCATCGAAGCTCTTAAGGCAGCAGGCGTTGACGTAAGTAAGTACTTCCCTCTCGGTGACGACAAGCTTATCAAGATCGAGAATGGCGCTGCGGTCCCTGTTGATATGGACGATGCGACCATCGATGCGGTAGGCAAGCAGATTGTCGAGGGTGGATACGTAAGTAACTGGAAGCTGTTCCGCCGTTGGGTGATGAGCCAGATGTTCCACATGCTCAGACAGATGGACGGATGGAACTGGTCATTCAACCAGGTCTTGCAGCACAAGGGCTACGAGTACCAGTGGCGCATGCTTGAAAATGAGCTCTATGCTCAGATGAAGATGGCAGCTCACGGGGATCACGAGAATGCCGGCGCGAGAAACAGGTGGTTCGGAGGATACGTTGCTGCCGATATGGCTTATGACTACATCAATAAGCTCCGCAAGTATGTGGACGACAACCTTATTTGGAAGGTCAAGAAAGACGAGAACGGAAAGAAGACGAAGACATTCAAGCATACCTGTAAGGGCAATCCTTACGTACGTCTTCAGAACGATGATATCTTCGTCGCAGACTTGGAAAAGAAGGTATATGCTCCTCTCGGTAATCTTGCGCGCAAGATGTATGACAGCAATACCTACAAGGAAGTCTACGATGCTGTTCACGAGTTCAACAAGAAGCGCAAGCATCTCGCATGGGACACCAAGCAGTCTGATGCCTTCATCAATGCCTATAAGGGTTCCGGCTCCTACTACACGATGAGAAACCTCATTATGTTCCACGGAGCCAGATTCTGGAAAAACGGACGAAAGATGTCAGAAGCCAACTCGTTGAAGGAGCTTGAGTCAAAAGCCAAGCTCTACGACGAAGAGGGTTGGAGAATGCTCGGTGTTCTCAAGCAGCTCATTATAGAGAACGATATCGACATCCAGGGTAAGATTAACGAGTGGCATAAGGCTAAGGTCGAGAAGGTGATCGCCAGTAAGTAGTAAGGTTCGCCGCCTGTAGTATGGTGGCCCGGCAAGAATTCACAAGAGCTTCTTCAACGAAGGATCTCCTCCAGTTACTACTGGAGGTAATCCTTCAATCTAAGCTCTCTAGATCAAACTTTTAGAGTAAGGCGCCAGCCGGGAGCCATTCTAGCCAAAAGTCGGTTACTGATTCGGTAACCGATTCAAAGTAAAACCAAAAAAGTAAGGATTATGAGAAAGAATAAAACTTATGAGCAGCAAACGAAATTCTATAACAAGGATGGGCGTTACGAGAGTTTGGGTGAGATGTTTATCTGCTGGCTTAGATGTGATAATATCCAAATCGCAGCAATACAAAAGACATTCAGGGAAGGAACGAAAGAATGTAAAGAATACATTATAGAAGACCTCTATCACCTTTGTGACAAGAAACTACTTTATCAGTTTATCAGAATCTTTTATTTCGGAAAGAAGTAAAGCCAAACAGGTCAGTCGTTAGCAGCGGCTGGCTCCTTATCATAACTAGATTTTGTTTAAATGGTTCAAGCCGGTCTGTCGTGAGACACGCCGGTTTTTTGTTCCCCAAGTTTAACCAATTAAAATTTTGTGAATTATGGCAATAGCAAGAAGAGGTACAAGAATGCTCAAAGCTTCCGACATCATGAAGAGAAAGGGAATTGTCCAGAAACAGATGGACATGAACAAGTTCAACGAGGTTATAGAGAATTTCTTTATGACCCATGAGCCTAAGGATACGATTCTCCTTACGCCGAAGAGATTCATCGAGATGGATAACCCGCCAGAGGGTGACTTCATTGACTATCTCGATGTCAGCGTGTGGGAGAAGAAATGCGATGATCCGGATGACCAGTTCGACTTCATCGACTATCAGTTCATGAAGAAGAACGGGATGCTCCGTCCTATCCTTATGGTGAACGAGCCGTTCATCGGCAATGCCGCCGGGTGGCTGAGAGATTATTGTGGATTCACTGTTAAAAGCAGAACACGAAAGAAGAAAAAAGAGTATATCGTGTCTCTGCCGGTGTAAAGCCAGACAAGGCGTGGAACACTCTGTTTCACGCTCCTATTATTAACCAATTAAAATTAAAAATATGAATGATTTTTTTAAATTAGCAGAGGATTTAGGATGGAGTTATAATGTTGACGATACACCTAACGAAAGAGGTGAGGTTTGCGTCGAGTTAGAGAAGTATTCCCCACAAGACCAAGACTTCATCGCCACAATTTGGTTCGAGAATGGCAATAAGTCTGACTTCATGGATAAGTTGTACCAATATTATAGCGACTTCGATCCTGACGAGGAAGCCAGTAAATGGATTGGCGAGGATGGGCATGGCGCTAACGGCGCGCCATACAAATTATCGGATATTTTGCAAGATATGGAGGATTGCAAGGATATGCTACTAGATTTATGGCACGAGTATTTTTACGATGAGTACCCAGAAAATCGTACAAATGAGACCGACGAAGGGAAGCGACTCGCAGGAGAAATCGAGGAGAAATCCGGAAAGCATTACCACTCGTGCTCTCTACAGAATTATCAGAGCGGTAAGTACGGCGTTATCATTGATGGCTGCCAGAAGTTTCTATCGGAATGCAAGGAAGAGACATTAGCCTATATGAAAGGCGTGCTTACGGGCCTTGATATCGAAAGAAAAGACTAAGCCAAACAAGCCTGCCGGGAACGGTGGGCATCAAATTAAACCAAAATATTAAGATTATGGATAGAAAAGAATTGAAAGACAAGATTGACGAGTTGCGTTCAGGTGTTAAGATGGAGATAGCATGCACTATCCGCGAGATAATGTATGAGCACGGAATCATCCGCAAAGAGCTGAGACGTCCGGTTGAGTGCAGCGACGGGCTTTTCGAAGCTGTCCTCATTGAAACTAACGGCAAGGATACCGCTATCCCGACTATCACGCTACGTATGATGAGCTACAAAAGAGTGGTGAAGAGAGTATCCCCTATGGATTTTGAGATGGATTTCGAGTCGCTCGCCCGTATTGCTTACGAGCTAAACGATGAGTTCGAAAGTTAATTTAGCGTTAAAAACGGCAAAGATGATGTTTTATGTTATAAACTTTTAGTATCTTTGCCACTAGTAACCAAAATATTAGAATTATGACAGAAGAATTAAGAATCAAGACAAGAGACTGGGAACGATTGCTGAGTCCTGTCCAGCAGGAGAAATACAAGCTCGCAATCAAACAGGGCTGGTTCTCTGACTATCACAGCAACGCATGGAGGCACAACACCTTCTACGGAGCATACATCTGGAAATATCCGAAGTTCATCAAGGTCGTGAGAATGTTCGATGAGCTGTTGGGCCACAAGCCATTGTGGGAAGACATCACTGACGACAACCTCCGTGACCTCTTTGAGAAGATCAAGGAGAACTACGCTCCAAACTCCGCAAAGACCGTATGCGCCACCATCAAGGCGGTGATACGTGAGAATGACGCGACGAAGGAGATTAACAGCCCTACGTTCGGAAAGATACTCAGAACGAAGGCTGTTCCTGTCCAGTCCGTCTATCTCTCGGATGAGGAGATAAACAGAATCATCAATTACAATCCAAGAGGACAGACGAAGAGATATGTTCAGCGCATGTTCCTCATGGAATGCCTCTGTGGAGCACGATACAGCGATTGTCAGAGGATAACCCCCGAGAACATCGATGATACCGGACACTTCCTGGTGTATGTAGCACAGAAGACCAAGACAGAGGTAAGGGTTCCTCTTCACAAGAAGCTCCGTCCGTTTCTGGTATGCGGCACGGGCGTTGAGCCCCTTCCTGGAGAAATCAGCGAGATGACCTTCAACCGAACTCTTCGTGACATCTGCCGTGATTGCGGAATAGACGAGAATACGAAGGTGTTCCATGCAGGTAAAGAAGAGACCGGAAAGAAGTACCTCTTTATCTCTTCACACACCGGCAGACGTTCGTTCGCCACGAATCTCTCCAAGAAAGGCGTACCATTGGAACAGATTGCCGTCATGATGGGGCATACTAGTAACGGTAAGCCTAATATCCAGATGACGCAGCGGTACATCGTTGGTAAGACCGAGATTGACAGCAGTACCCTGAGACTGTTCGGTGTATACGATAAGGATCTGGATGATGGTCTAGATGAGGACCAATCTAAAACTGGAGATGGCCATTAGCCATCTCCTGCTATTGTTTAACCAATTAAAATAATGAATATGGTAGAAGATTATACAGAAGAAGAGTTGGATAAACTCATCAATGAGTGTCGGAAGAAGTACGAAAAGCTCGAAAAGGAGACCGTTATGAAGGCTCTGACTGGAGAGATTGGTACAAATTCTGCAATGGTAGAGGAGTTGGAGATACTCAACATTCACTATCATGACGAAATGGATGAGTACGATGTCACTGCACTCGACCTGAATCCTGGTCTAATCGAGAACTTCAAGAGAGCAGAGCATGAAGGCAAGAACATTATCTTCGAGGCGCAGGAGTATCTAAAGATTCTCGGTATGTGCGAGGAGATGTTCAACCAGAAGATGTGGGTCAACGAAGATGGCCACATGTGTGACGAAGATGGGAACAGACTATCTGCTGACGGAGAACATCGTGTTTTCGAAGTTGTTAAGTGCGGAAAATAAGATATTTCTAGTTAATCATAGCTAGATTTGTTTAAATGGTTGTCCTCTCTTGCCCGTGAGGGTAGGAGGGGATTTTTAAAACGGCCCCGATTAGCCAAAAATATGGAGCTTCGGCTCCTGCAATTAATAACCAAGCCCTACGCAACACGGTCAAGCGAGAAATTATGAAGAAAGAAGATATTAACACACTAGATGACCTCAAAGTGTTTTTGACAGCTTATCAAGAGGAGAATCCGGAAGATGACTGCTGCGATTTGGTTCGTGGCATCTGCAAGGAGAAAGGATGGATTTATACAGATGATTCGGCACTCGATTATGATGAGGCTGATTTTGTCACGGATGGAGACTTTATCCTTTCGTTAACCTCAAATGGCTTCGAGGTGTTCCAGAACGAAGGAATAGATGTTGAACGTAATGGTACTGATATTACAGTAAGAGAAGATAGAGATAACTATTACGTTAACTTCAATACAGGCCTTGGCGATGGCATCTATCCGAAGGCAGATTGGACACTGGAGAAGGCTATCGACGACCAGGAGAACATCTATAAGGAGAATAAGTAATCACATCTAAGCCCTCGACATCACGGTTAAGTCATTAGTTATGGGTGAAAAACTAGTAGTAAAGATTCTCACGATTGCCGGACATGCTGCCGCCGTCGTATCAATACTAATTGTACTAGGTAATCTATATACTGCCGTATTCGGTTCAGATTTCAGGGTCGGTGCTGCAATGGAAAGGGTACTTATTGGTATTGCCTCTTTTATATCTTCTGTTGCGCTCGTCGGTTTCGCATATATCGTAAAACATGTGTGCGAAGTCAAGGATTAATTCATACAACTAGCCGCTTATCATTTCTTAGATAGGCGGCTATTTTATTAAAAGTCACCACTAAAGACACACCGAAAAACACAATCTTCTCTTAAAATATGTGAATGTAAATATTTGATACTTTAATGAATGACACAAATTCCTGTTTTTACTTCAATCGAAACATCTAGCCAAATCAGCACTTTCGAGAGTTTTGTTTTTACTTTTTACTTGAATGAGCGAAATTTTGACACAAATCAGCCTGTTGCAAGGTTCAGAAAGATATTGTACTTTTGCAATGCAAGTGAAAGGTGTAGAGGCTGAGTAGTAAGCACGAAAGGATTCACAAACGCTATTCGGATTGGCAACCGTATGAGCGATCACATATGCCAAAATATAACTCCGATGGACTAACCTCTACCTCTGGTCCATTGGAGTTTTTAATTTTAAATGAGGTAATGAAAAATATCAGAATAGGAATTCAGCAGGCACAGATTGCACTGAGCGATGACAATCGTTTGGTGGCGTTTTGCTTTGCCCTTAAGATAAAGTTCCTGTTCCGTTCTTCAGACCTTCATTTTGGAACAACAAACCAGGCAGCGAATGCTCTTGGTTTCAACAAGAAGGATTTCAAGCGATACCTGGATTCAGCTATTGAGTTCGGTTATTGTCGTATAGATACGAATAAGTTCGGTGTGAGAAGAATCATAGCGAACAAGATTCACGAGAGTTACAATTACAGCTACAAGGCAAGAAGAGGGGAAATAAGCAAACTCAGCCTACCGAACCTTAAGGGGCTTGTGCGCAAGGTTGTTGTGAGTAACAAGATTAATATTATCGAAGAAGTCATCAATACGCATGGTAGAGCCATTAACGGGCACTCGATTAAAAGTGTACGCAACGCCCGCAAGATGGAAGCTCGTATGTTGAAGAAACCATTCGATGAGAAGTACACCGGAAGTTACTCAAACGCCAAGATAGCACAAGACATTAATGGTACGTTGTATCAGGCGAGAAAAGCCGTCAATTCTCTCGTTAAGTCTGGAGCAGTACAAAAAATTATCCAATGCACTGAGGCAGACGTTGATGCGTGCTTATGCACAAACAATCAGAGCTTCCGAACAGCAGACGGAACACTCATTATCATCTCTGCAAAATACAGAAAAGGACAACTCAGATGTGCCAACAAATACAAGACTCTCAAAAGTCAGATTTCGAAGGCAAAAAGTGGTTCTAATCAGAAGAAAATTGAGAGAAAAATGGTAGTGGGTAAAAAGTAACATATAATAATAGTAGTGGCAGAGGGAGACTTCGAGGGAGTGAGCCTGAGCCTTTTTAGAAAGAATATTAACGTCATAAAATGTAGAGATTATGAGAAAAGATATTGTTAGAGATACTCCATCATTGGAGGAGTTTTGTGACTACATAGAGAGAAAGGGCTATGATATCGACCCGTTTGCTCTCTATAAAGAGTTCGAGGCTAGAGACTGGACCACCGCGAAAGGCGTTCGTACTAAGTCGTGGACAGCATTGGTTGATGCTAGAAATAGTGTCGTGAGCCAAAGAAGAAAGAACGACCAGGCTGTTCTTCTCGGCATTCCAAAGCAGAGAAAGCGTGAAAGCAAGCAGAAATACCAAAGAAGGGTAGCTAATGCTAGGACAAAGGCTGTAAGAATGAACTACGACGAGTTCTTGCAGGATCCTCGCTGGTTCGCATTCAGACAGTTTGTGTTTGCTGTTCGTGGACATAAGTGCGAGGTTTGCGGTTCTACGGAGCGATTGCAAGTTCACCACGTATGCTACAAGAAAGGTTTGCTCCCATGGGAATATACCTGCAACGAAGTTAAGGTGCTTTGCCGCAATTGTCACGCAAGAGTTCATGGGAAGAACGAAGTCTAAAATTAAAGGTGAGAAAGTCCCACCTTTTCAAATATAAACAAAAACTAAATACGTAAAATCTACGTGTTTATATAAATAAAATATTGAGATTATGAACAAGAAACTAAGATTGCTGGTGACTGCAAAGTGTCACAACAAGTGTCCTATGTGCTGCAACAACCAGTTCGACTTCGAGAAGATTCCGGTAGTTGACAGACTGGACTATGATGAGATTAGTATCACTGGTGGAGAACCGCTGCTGCTTGGTAGCAGCTATTTGACAACATGGCTTGTCGGAGGCATCAAGGCGACGCAATACGCCATGGGCTTGCCGGAATCGAAGTTCTACCTCTATACTGCATTCTTCGATTTTGACATTCTCAGAGATTGCAGCTACGAGTTCGACGGAATCTGCCTGACCCCTCACAAAAAGGCGGATATTGAGGAGTTTATCGACATCAACGCAAAGATGCTTGAGCAGAAGAGAAATGGAGAGCTCAACGACTGTTTTGACCCTGACTGCTCCCTCCGTCTCAACCTCTTCGCAGACATGAAGGCTCTTCTCCCTAAGGACATTGACCTGTCTATGTGGAAAGTGAAGGACATGGAGTGGGTGAAGGATTGCCCGGTTCCGGATGGAGAGGACTTCCGAAGAATCAAGGAGCTGTTCTAGTGGATAATTTTTAATATTTAAATAATATGAGTGTAAAAAACATTATTTTGGCATCAGTACTCGCAATAGTAGTACTCGCCGCAGGTTCAGTTATCGGTTGTTATTTCCATTACAACAACCAGGAAATCTCACTTCGCCAGCAGTCAGAGGCTCAGCGTGGCAAGATTGAGGGTGTCCACGACAAGATGTGGAAGGTTCTTCAGCAGAAGGCACAGGTTACGGATGAGTACAAGTCCGCATTCGAGTCCATCTATCCGAAACTTATCGAGGGCAGATACTCAAAGGGAGACGGCTCGCTTATGAAGTGGATCAAGGAAAGTAATCCTAACTTCGACGTTTCGCTATACAAGGACCTCATGCAGTCCATAGAGATTCAGCGCTCCGAGTTTCAGACATCACAGGAGAGAATGCTCGATATCATCCGTGAGCACGAGACGCTCGTGAAGACATATCCGGCGAAGTGGTTCGTATCTGACACCAAGCCTATCGAATACAAGGTTATCTCCTCATCCAAGACAAAGATGATCATGCAGCTTGGAGAGGATAACGACGTAGACCTGTTCAAGAAGTAACGGCTTATGGGAATATTCATATTCCTAATCCCATTCGTGGTTGCTGCTTTCCTGTTGATTTTCTTCAGGAAGCAGACCACCTGGTGGGAATACGCAGTACTCATTGTTCCTTCCATCCTCATAGGCATCCTCATGGAGTTCGTGTTCAAGCAGTCCAATGCTGCCGACACGGAGTATCTCGGAAGCTACGTGACAAGAATCCGTCATTACGATGCCTGGAATGAGTACATACACCGCACGTGTACAAGGACCGTTGGAAGCGGAAAACATCAACGTACGGAAACGTATGATTGCTCGTATGTTGACAATCACCCAGAACGTTGGACTTATTTTGATGCTAGGAACAAGGAAGAATATTTTATGACCGACAACGAGTTCAATGTAGTCAGGAAGATTCTTGGAACCCCTAGCGTGTTCATTGATATGCACAGGGATTACTACACTAAGGATGGTGATGCTCAGGAATGGGCGTGGGATGGTTCCATCGAAAACTCATACGCATTATCCTCGGAGCATGATTACAAGAATAAAGTGAAAGCCTCACGTTCTATTTTCAAGTTTGAGGATATTGATTATCAGCAGGCACGCAAGCTTGGACTGTTCGAGTATCCGGATATCGTTCTTTACGACCAGAATCCTGTTCTCGGACTGAAGATCCCGAAGAATCAGGAGAAGGCGATGAGATGGCTGAACGGATACTATGGCGAGCGGAAGCAGTTTAGGGTGTTCGTCCTGTTCTTTACGAACAAGCCGGAAGAAATCGTTGAAAAGCAGCGCTCATACTGGCAGGGCGGCAACAAGAATGAACTTGTCGTGTGTGTCGGCATCGATAAAAACAAGAATGTAAAGTGGTGCAACGCATTTTCATGGTGTGATAGCCCAGTCGTAGGCGTTAAGAGTAGAGACTGGTTTATGAGCAATCCCGTAAATCTCGAAAAGTACGCAGAGTATATCGGTCCGATCGTAGAAAAGGAATGGCACAGAAAGAACTTCGAGGATTTTGATTACCTTACCATCGAGCTTACAGACGGGCAGTACTGGGCTATCATTGTTCTCCTGTTGATATTCAACATCGGGATGAGCTTCTGGATTGTAACCAATAATTATAAAAACGATTTGTAACGTATGAAAGAAAGATTAAAAATGATTTTCGACCGCATCGACATCTTTGTCGTGTGCATTGTCTTCGGGTGCTGCCTCACGGTAGCAGAGGCTTATATGGGATTCTGGAAGTGGTTTGCGCAATGCTTTGTGATAACCTTTCTAATTACCGAAGTCTGCTACACCCTTCGCTGCAACGAGAAGCTGAAGAAGGAGCTGATTGAAGCTAACTGGAAGCTGAAGGATGCTGAGGGAGAACTGGAATCAGCCAATCGGCAGATCACCAAAAAGAGCAAGGTCGCAAACTTCTATACACTACTGATGAAGCTGTGGCGGGAAAGATGGAAATGCGAACGCGCCAAGGTCAATTACTGCAAGCGCAAGATAACATCGAGACAACTTGTTGATGCGATGAATCATGAAGAGAATGAGGAATCTGAGATTTCCGATAAAATCTCTGAGCTTACCAAGGAACTTGACGAATTGTACGCTAAAAAATAGCAGTTTTCTTGCGTATGTTGGAAAAAGTTCGTATATTTGCACTAACACATTCAAATAGCACTCTTCCGCCCGGCGTTCGGACTCACTCCCGGCGCCGGGCATCTCTTTTAGGATTTTGAATTATTCGTCATAAGCAATTATTAGGTTATAGGTTTGCCCCACGTCATTTGCAGATGGCGTGGGGATTTTCCTTGTTAACCGTTCAGATAGTCGATGACTTTTCGGTTCGCCTCGTCTATGGTCTTTTTGTCGTACTTGACATATACTGCGGTTACAGTATTGTCCCATACAGAGTGACCCAGTGCTCGACCGATTGTTTCGAGTGAAATACCTATCTCTGATGCAAACGTCGCCCAGCTATGCCTGTTGTAGTACGAAGACATCTGGCTGTCGATTGGACGAGGTGATGCCTTTCTCAAATCCTTAGGATCCTTCGGGCCAATCCTTCTCAGCGTACGGTTCATATTGTTCGTGAAGTGGTCCACGTCGAAAGTTCCTGCATCTTCGAAGAACCTGAGCAGGTACTGCGGCTTTCTGCTGCGGTATCTGCTTATTATCTCCATAGCCTCCGGCTCCACCTTGATGTCGTACAATCTACCTGTCTTGTTCCGGTAGTAGCTTATCCTACCATTGCGGAAATCCTCCTTCTTTAGCGTCAGTAGGTCCGAAACATTGATACCTATGAGGTAGAACCCCAACATGAAGAAATCGCGGTACAGAGCCTGCTTGCCGTGTAATTTGGAATCCTTAAGTTCTCTCATCTGCTCCAGTGAGAGACAGCGCTTCCTTGTTTCCTCCTTTTTGAGCCTGATATAGTGGAACGGAAAGTTCTGTGTCTTGCCATCATCGATGGCCTTCTTGAAGACAGCCTTGATGTGGGTGATGTCGTTATAGATGCCATTCGACTTCCTTCCCTTGTCTAGCTCATGCCTGATGAACCCTTCAATCCAATCCTTGGTTATGGTGTTGAAGCTGCACTTGTTGTCGTATGCCTCTATGCATCGGTAGGTTCTCTCATAGCTTCTTCTGGTATTCGGCTTCTCTCTTGTCTCAGCGAATGCCTTCATGAAACTTAGGAACGGAGACTTGTCTTCTTTCTTTGC